CGAACTCAGGATGAGGGACGGACGCATCAGTGTGGGTGAAGTGCTCACGCAGTTCGGCGTTATCCTGGCTTTCGTCGGTGAAGCCGGATACCACGTGGAGGCCGGGCCGAGCGTGAGCCACCTCGGCCAAGGCACGGGCGTGCTCGTCGGTAGCAGTGGCGTCCCTGAACTCCGCTGCGACTCGACGAAGCTCCTCGGGCATGTCAATCGGCTCAAGCTGCTCGCGGAGCAGGCGGTCCAATTGAAGCTCAAGGTCGGAGGTCGCGTAGAAGGCCCGAAGTCGCTGAGCTAGGCTGATGCAATAGGCTTCGGTGGGTGGGTCGTGACGATAGATGCCATCTGCGGGGACCATCATCTGCGTGTCTACGGCCATGTCGTTGTCATTCTATCTTGGCGCAGATAGTCTTGGTCTATTTACGCTGCTGGTCAATCGCCACCTGCTCGGTTTTTCCCCTACCTGGCGCTGGTATGCAGTAACCGGGTCCGCTGCCATAAGAGCATACCTAACTGCATCTCCCCAGTGGTCTTCTGCATCCGTATCCACGTCTTCTGGGCGTATTGGATCACTGGGAAGGGAGGGAAGAGTGCGTATTAACCCGTCACATACATCGAATATCCACAGTTCTGGGGGAGAAACGGGACGAAAATCAAGTGCTCTGTGTACTCTTCCCCACCCAGCAAGACGATTATTGTTGGCTTGAGTAAGGTTTACTCCCACCGCAGCGTACTCATCAGCCACAGAAAGGCCATCTCCCTGCCCTCTGCGAGCCCACATGGACGGATCGGCGTAGATGCCATTGACACGCTCTCCAATGGATAGCGATTTGATGTTAAGCGCCTGGTCCTGTGCAAGCATGTGCTTCACCGCAAGTTCTCGGTACACCACAGTGTGGCTCTCCAAGAGCATGACCGGCTCTTCCCCCGGCGGTTCAATCACCGCCCCCCTGGGTGCTCGGGCCAGCCACAAACATACTGTGGGTTCCGTGTAGCCGTAGTCCAGACCGCACCACCGAGCCCACTCCTGTGGAATGGGGAAGGGCCGCTTGACGTGGACGTTGTACGCGAACTCCGAGAACACCTGACCAGCGAAGATGTTCCAGTCGCCATCTCGGAGCGCTCGCCGCATCGCCTCTGGGAGAGAGTCAAGCTCCTCCCAGTAGGACTTCGTGAGGTAAGGGTTGTCCCGTGGAAGGGCGCGGATAAAACAGAAGAGGTTGGGATTGAAGTTGGCATCGTCGCCGCTAAAGTCCCGGTCCACCCACAGCTTTTTAACCCAGCCGTGGCCCTTTGATCCTGGGTTGCTCGCTGCGCAGAAGACAGTATGCTCGATGCCCGGCCAGCGGAGGCGAAAGCGGAGATCGTCAAACGTCTGCTTCACGTTCTTCGTCAGCTCATCAACGAAGATGCCAGCCCACTCGGCTGAGGCGAACTTCGAAGGGTCATCAAGGTTACGGAGCGAGATCACCCCGCCGCCGTACTGCTCTTTCAGAATGAAGGCAAGCCCTTCGGTGTCGGTGCGTCGTACCTCCCCTAGTTCGGGAGGAAACTCCCGCTTTATTTTGTTGATCTGGCGGTCAACAAGGGCAGGATAGTCCTCGGAGAAGATACCCACATGGACGTGCATGAAGCCGGCGGTGGCGCACTCAAAGAGGTAGTGGAGGGCTGCCCAGCGAAGCCAAAAACTTTTTCCTGGGCCAGCACTACCGCCAAAAAGTACATATTTGTGGCTGTACATCGCATCGAGAGCCTCCCGTTGCTTAGGAAGGAAATTCGCCAGTTGAGAGATGGAGGTCTCAGTTCTAGCAGCGGAGGCAGCGGGCATGGGGCTAGTTTACGGCTTTCGTCTCCTGATCTAAGCACGTGGTTATAGTGGTCGGAGTAGACCTGCTCAACGCACAGAGTCACTTATGAAGTACCCCAACCAAAAAGACAACGAGGATCAGGGAGCCAATTTATGGATCACCAAATCTCCAAGGTCGCTCTTGTTCAGACGAGTCGTCTTCCACAGGTTGTGGCTCTATCGCCTCGATCTCCTGCATGGCAGCGAGCCTACTCTGCGGTGGCGGTAGCATGATCGTCGATGGGTCGGGTGGCAGAGCGGGCGGAGCGGGCGGAACAGTCGCCTCAGGCGGTATGAGTCGTCCTTCCCCGGCTACCACCAGCAGCACACCCGAGGCCTGCACCCGCGCGTCATAACGTTCGCGGAACCTCTCAGGCTTGTGGGCCTTGATGAGGATGCCCAGCAGGCCGTCGGAGTATTTCCTCACCGTATCTCCGGTGAGCTGCCCCTGCCATACCAAGGGCTCTTCAATCCCCTCAACCGCTCGGCGGTAGACCTCCGCCTCGATCATGTCAGCAGCAGTGTTTCCTGCCTCCGTGTACGCAGCGGCAAACTCGGGGTCGCTCTTCCTCCACCAGTTTGCAGTCCCCTCGCCAACACCGATTTCTTTCTCGGCCTTTGCCCTGATTCCGTGCCTGGAGTACGCCTCTAGGAACGCCCTTTTCAAGGCTATTTTTGCCCCACCTTTTAGGCGCTTGTTGTAGGGGCTGAGTTTTACGGCTTTGATCGCCGCTCCAGTCCCCCTCGTCCATCCAGGCGGCCTTTTGGCGGGTGTTTTCGTCTCAGCCATGAGTAGAATCTTACTTTTTGGGGTTCAAAAACGTCAAATTTTGTGGGGAAGGGATTGTATATCCAAACAACCCTGATCCAACACATACCCCCTAGGTACCCTAACCATTGACTACCTCAATAATCACGCGCGCGCGGGCGCGTTCATCCGATGGATGGGCGATGGGCGATGGGTCAAGCTGCCGGCCAGGACGCACCCAACAGAACAACCGTTCGGTTATATTGGGTGTTTGTTGCGGCTTATGATCGCTTATGCTCATTGAAACTCGTTGACCTATACACTACAGTCCTGTTAGCGCTCCTTCACAGTGGGGGGGGGGACTTACGGTACTGGAGCGACCAAGGCATGGCGGAAACCGCCACCCATAAACACGAGAGACTCCTGACGGCGGCGGAGCGACGGTATCACGCGGCGACTACCAGCCGCGCTCGCGAGGTAGCACTCAAGGCGCGAGTACGTCATATCATTGCCCTTCGCAAAATCAATATGGGCCTGGCGCGTGACGACAGGGAGATGCAACCCTGAAGTCGAAACCGGCCTAACCCGCCGGTCTATCGGAAGCTCGCCCCCCCGATACCGAAGAGACAGGGCGCGGAGATACCACGATGCTGACGCGAGACAAAACAATCGAGGAAACCCAGCCGGACGGTACGACGTTCGTCCGCACGGTAGGCGTAGAGGATGAGCCGTGCGCTAACTGCGGATCTGAGTCATTGCCGCAGACGTGCGCGCTGGACACCAAGTATCACTGGCATGGACGGGTACACGTAGCTGGTGGGGGCTTGGTAGCTCTCTGTAACCGCTGTCATGCTCTTTACACCGCAGACCCACACAAGTTTACGGTAGGGGAGCACAACAATGGCTAACACCATCGCCAAAGCCACCGGCGGGGATGCTACCCGCGAGAAAACCACGACGCGCCTAGGATCGCGCTACGCCTCAGCTCAAGCCAACACCTGGCGGACGTTCGCTACCGTGACCACCTGGGCGGACGGGCGAGTCAGCATTGAGGTAGAGAGGGACGGCGGGCGCATCCTAGACGTACAACTGCGTCCAGAGTCAGAAACCGACGCCGGCGACTATCCCGTATCGTTCCTCTGGCAAGCCAAATCAAGCCTATCCCTAGCCCCTAACTT